TAAAACTAACTTTAAGGTAAGTCCAATGGATGCATGGATTGAGTTAGGTATTTATAGACTAAGTGACGTGGTATTTAAATTAAGGAATAAAGGCTATGAGATTGAGACCGAACGAAAGTCGATATTGAATCGGTTTGATGAACCATGCAATTTTGCTGAGTATAAATTACTATAAACTATAGAGGAGATTAAGTATGGATCTAACATTAGATGCTCTGGGATTACAACCAGACATAATGCAAAGAAACAACCCATTATGGAGCCACAAGAAGGTTGTACAAGCTTGTGCCAAAATGGTAAGTATTAACCCAGAACTATATTTTAAACAAAAAGCGAGGAACATTATGAAAGAGATGACAAACGCAACAGACATTATGGATAAAGCAATTGAACATTTCGATAAAAGCTATCAACGCTTTCAGTTATTAGAAACTGCTATTCAAAAGGATATAAAAACCAAAGCAGGTGACATAAAGGGGGCAGAAGAGAAGCTAATGCAAGGTCTTGCTCGAATTGAAAAGGCTGCAAACTTTGATCGATTACAGCAGTATGTATCATTAATAGAGCGGGCATCTTCTGCAATGAAAATACTAGCCGATCTTGAAAGTGATGGAAGATTAGGTAGGATTGCAACAGCCATTAGATAAAGAGGGGGGCGCAATGCCCCTTTCACCTTATATAGTGTCAGGGCTTGTCATGGGATGCGCTGTAAGGACTTCGTATTCTTTTGATAGGTTACCTTCAAGTGGTATTAGAACGTGCGTTAGAGAGGCTTAGGAAAGGTAGTTTTTAACTCAATGTGCAAAAGTTCTAAGGTTTTCCTGACTTAAACCATAATGTGTCCCATGTCCTAGGTCAATCTTGTTATTTTCATTTCTCAACTCTTTAGCTAAGGCCCAACCCGGGAAACTTACGATATTTCCCTTAACAATTCCTAATATATAAATATCAATATCTGGATTTACTTTTGTGGTACAAAGTAATCTTCCATTTTCATACGTTGTTGACTTAATATCATAACGCCAATTCTTATAGACCCCATCTGCACTTCCACTTCTTGGAGTTAGCCCTAAGTCCGGGAATACATTAAAGTGTTTAGCGAACGCATACTCCGCCATCATCCCGGAAACATCTGCCTCGCTACCATCTTGCTTACCTACCTTAGCATCTTTAACATGCGCAGATCGTGCTATTAATGATCTCATCCTTCCTAGAATTTGACACACAGTTATTTCATCTGGATTTAATATTACTGTAATCACACTACCCATTAGTGTAGTTCCTTAGGTTTAGGCTCGATCAGGTATAAATTAGCTCCATCACAATGAATCATTAAATAATCATCCTCTTCACAGGTAAAGAATATTTTAATGACAGATTCAACTCCTTCTTCGTCCTCCAACAACTCAACATTCCATATCTTTTTACCAGTAAGACTGTCAAGTAGCTTAGCTTGTTGTTCATCTGCCTCGGAAATAAATTCTATATCTAAACTATCGTCTTCGTCCATCTTCCATCCTCAGTTAATACCATAGGCATCAGTTTCGGTTGACCATGTATTATCATGCCGCAACCGATTATGAATCGATTTTTAAAGTTCTTAGCATAATCAAACGCCATAGATTTTTGTGAAGTTAAACATCCAACTTGCATACCCCAATGGAGGGCATCTGGATTACTGAAATAACCGATAGAAAATTTCGAGTGATAATGTCCCTGGACACAATGCTTACCCATTTGCATAGATAACTTTAATACATCAGCGCTCATGCCATGTGTAAAGAAACAACGTGTACCATCAGATAAAGTAATAGTTAAATCATCTACCCACTGCCATCGATCTGATACACCAAGGTATTCATTGTAAGACTTAAGATAATCTATAGGTAGGCCATACTTTAATGCACGTCTATAAACTAAAGATGAATGATTTGAGTGTACCAATATCATGTCAGGGAAAATCTTTTCTAGTTCGTAGATGTACTTCCTGGACATGCGCAACTCATCACCAGCTGAAGGTAGGTCAGGATTAGAATCATGCATACTAATAGCATGTTGATCTAGCTCATCACCAATATTAATAATTAAGTCTGGTTTGTATTTCTTCTTAAGGGCGGTAAGGAATGCGAATGCATCTTGATGATGGTACGGAATATGGAGGTCGCTAATTACTAATATTCTACTGTTCTTTACCATAATAGTTACTCATAAATTAGATACTACTAGGATATCACATCCACTAATTCACGCAACTACTCGTATACGCGCGCACCACTCTTTCCAATAGCTAACATTTGCCTTCTTGGTTTATCTGTACCCTTAGGAAAGGCTATGTGAATCCATCTTCCAAACTCTAATATCAATTGGTCAAACTCTATCGAACTTGAAGCGAGAGTGCGCATAACGTGATTAACATCGCCAAAACCAGGGCAAGTAAAATCCGCTGCCAAGCCGAACGTATGGTAAGAGGTATCTTTTGAACGCAAATATCGATTAAGGTCCATAGACCTAAAACCACTAGATACACGAATAGCGTGTCCATCAAGTTTAGTCCTAACAACTTCTAGTCCCTCCGCTAGTATTGTAAGATTAGATAATTGGACATCATTTGGTTCGTTGTCTATATCTAACCTAGATGCTGTGTCGCTATGTGTCAGTTCTTGGTAGCTAAAGTGATCAGACAGTTGCACTACTTAGTAATGCCTTTAATCTTCTCGAATGTTCTCATTGATCCTAATCCTAATAGGCCCATAAGGACAGTCATTAAACTACCCATGTCAAACACAGGCAATGGAGGTATGGTTGCACCAGCCCATGCTGCGAAGAATGTAATGAGTGGAACGCCAACAAAATGCCAAGCCATAGCTACTCCACATACCCATCCTATGAATGGTCGCCATCCTGCTACCCATAGCGTTCTATGTGTTGCTTCTATCTTATTAGTTTCTGCTTGAGCTAGGTTGAGTTGTGTTGCATTAGCAATAAGCTCTGCCTCTATAGCTTGCTTAGCTTTTTCCGCACCGTTCTTGTCAGGAACAACACGATCAATAACAGTGGATATAAGTGGGAGTAATATGTTTAACATTAATGAAGTAACCCATAAAATATACTCACTAGTATAGGAGTAATTGGAAGTAGTGTGAGTAGGACTAACAGACTGGTAAGTGGTTTAGTTAAAAATTGCATAGCAGTATATACAAATTAACACCAATCCAAAATATAAGATTAGTGCATGCTCATTCATATTTTCCATCCATGTGATACAGACCACAGATAAACTAAAGCAACTAAAGCCATAGCAAGTATTCCCCTAACGGATAGTTTACCAAACTCAGCAAACTTTTCATTGAGCCATTCACTTAAGCCTTCTTTAATAGCTTTCTTATGTTCTTCTGGAGTCATATTTATCATCCCTTACATTTACAAGGTTTGCATTTACATTCTTTACATTTACACATAATACCTTCCTCTTCGATTGTCATTATAAATCTTCCACAACTACACCACTAAACCATTTCTTTGGCATAGGAATCACTTGGTTCTGTACATCATCAGGAAAAGCTACATATATATGAGTATCCCCTAATTTAGTATTCCAACATCCTGTATGAGTATTACCATTCTCTGTAGCAATCACTTCGTAAGGCATGTTAAGTAGAACTGGGAATGAACATAGATTCTCTGTTAGCGTTACCGTGCCTACCTCTGTTGTCATGACCATAATATCAGGAAGGTCTGTTTCTGCTGATACCTGTGTGTAGCTAAAGGTAAGTAATAAGGTTAATACTAATAATATTTTTATTGTGTATGTAAATATTATGCTATCCCTTTATTATTTAAGGCTGAGGTACATCCACTGGTTTAATATAACATGTGCCATCTTTGTAATACCATGCGTCTGCTACGCAATCATTAGGACAATCCACCCAAATTAATAGTGGATTAACTTCAAAAGGTACTGTAGCAACTTCAACAACACGAAGAGTATCCTCAACAGTAGATGTTGTGGCAGGTTGATAAGTTACAGGGTCTGTAGGTGGAGTGACCTCTTCCCAAGCTGTTACCCAAGTTACGTTTGATATTTCTGTTGTACTAATTAATGCTTTCATAATTTATCCTTAATATTCTACTATTACTACGCCAGCAGCACCTGAACCACCCGAGTTATTACTATACGCAGCGCCCCCGCCACCACCACCATAAGCACCACCAACTTGACCAGCACCACCAGTAGAAGAACCGCCACCACCCATCATACTTGAACCACCAGCTCCTCCTTTAGGATTATCTAATTTAACTTTAGCTACTGTGTCTTTCCAAGTAGTAGTACCATTTAGTAAGTCTTTGTATTACATATCCATTTGGTCTTGAATTAATAAATAATCATATGCTCTTTTATTTATTGTTGTTATTGCTATTATTCAAAATCTTCTTTAGTAAATCCAAATCTTTCAATAGTAGATAAATCTTCTATATCAGTCCAAATAGGTTCTAGTGTTGCAC